CTATTTATGATGTGGGTGTGAGCGATGTTTATTTTGGTATCTCAAACACTACAGACATAACAACGATGCCAGCTTCACCAAGTGGAATTGCTTCTGCTATTAGATTTGCCTTAACTTTATATTCTTAAAAACAAACTTTATAACCCTAGGAACATTTCTTACTATTTGAAAAGTTTCAGGAGATGGATAATGTACAATTACAGGTCAGAAATAACTATTTAATATAGGACTCTATTGTTTTTTTTAGTATATTATTATGTAAAAATATTTATTATGACTTATATGACTTTAACCATTGTAATATTTGTAGCAGGTACTATTATAACAGTACTAGGCTTCTTTTTAAAGAGTGCCTACAATGACACAAGAAAAGACATTGATTTACTTATCCAAAGTGCACAGCAACAAAATGGAGAATTAGGTAAATTAAAAGGTAAGATTGAACTAGTAGAGCAAGAAGCTAGACTAAAGTATCAAGCAATTCAAGAACAGACACAGTTAGAAATAAAAAATCTAGCTAGACACGTAAGTGAATTATCTGATGCAGTAAAAGAGTTTATAACTAAAAAAATATAATCATGGAAGGATTAACTTTAAAACAAAGATTTAAAGCTCCAACACCAAAATTTTGGAAAAAAATTCAAAAATTAGGTTTAGCTTTAACAACAGTAGGAACATTTATTGCTACAGCACCAATTAGTCTACCTGCAGCAATTGTAACAGCAGGTTCATATGCAGCATTTGGAGGAGGTTTAATTGCAGCAATGTCACAACTAACAGTAGAGAATAATGCTAACAACTAGACAAACAATTGCTAAATATGGTAAACCAAATGTAACCGGAGAAGGTTACTTGGTATCTATAAAGCTTCCATATCCTATGAGATTAGCATGGGATGTGAATAGTAAAGTGACAAGAATGAGTTGTCATAAATTAGTAGCAGATAAATTTCTTGCTGTATTCAATGAACTATTAGCTCACTATGGTTTAGCAAAAATTCAAGAATTAGGAATAGACCTTACAGGTGGATGTTTTAATTTTAGAAAAATGCGCGGTGGTACAGATTGGTCAAAACATAGTTGGGGTATAGCAATTGATTTAGACCCTGCAAGAAATACATTAAAAGAAACCAGCAGAACAGCAAGATTTGCTAGACCAGAATATAAACCTATGATAGATATATTTTATAAACATGGGTTTATCTCTTTAGGTAAAGAGAAGAATTTTGACTGGATGCACTTTGAAATAAGTTCATGAAGTTTAGAAATAATTGGAATACAAAGAACAAACAATGGGACAAATTAATCTTAAAATTAAGAATATCTAGTCTTGATCTATTTGGTATTGAGGTAGATATAAGTAGAGATTTTTATTGTTTGACAGTTTTAAATTTTACTTTAAAAAATAGGTAACCTCAATTACCGTAATCCCCATTACTATAATCCAGGTGTATAATACATCTGGATTTTTTATTTTAAATATTTAAAATTTAAACTTTATTAGTATTTTTGTTTAAACTTTAAAAATATAAACCATGGAAAATGTAAATGAAGAAAGAGAGTTAACTCAAGAAGAATTAAAAGCAAGAAAAGAAGAAATGAAACAATTCTATGATGAGTCACTACCTTACTTAGAATCTCAAGCAAAGTATGAAAAGTTCTTAACAGAAATTGAAGAAGCAAGATTTAAAAGAGCAACTATTCAAATTCAGTGGGCTAACATCATGGCCGCACAACAAGAGCAAGATACTGCTGATCGTGAGGATGACAGTGAAGAAGAAATTCTTGATAGAGAACCATCAGCTAGAAAACTTAAAAAAGTATAACAATGGCTACAGTTAACCAAGTTCAAAAAAGGGTTAAAATGCCTAAATGGGATGTGGTTAAATTTCAGATATTAACTCATTGCTATATTAACCGTATAGTAATGAGTGAATCTGATTTAAACTGTTTAACTCTGTTAAGTTTTAATCAACCAATTGAGCTTACTCATTTTTGTTATGATGCTTCTTCAGAAGAAGATTGGATATTTAAATCTCCACAAACTGTAAGAAATTGTGTAAACAAAGCTGAGAAGAATGGATTGGTAGTAAAAGATCCAAATAATAAAAAACAAGTAATGTTGAATCCTGTATTAAAAATACAAACAACAGGTACTATTTTACTTGACTATAAATTATTAGGCTATGAATCCCAAGAAAGCAGTCAACCTGTATAAAACCATTTCTGAAGAAATGGATGTAGATTCTAATCTAGTTGAAGACTTGATAGAATACACATACAAATCTTTAAGAAAAAAGTTAACAAACTTAACTTACCCTAGAATTGATGTTGAAGGTTTAGGACAATTTGTTGCTAAATCTTTTACTATTAAGAAAGACATTGATAGTATTGAAAAAAAACTAGTTATTCATGACACATCTACTTTTGCTGCTTATCATCATAAAAAAGTTTTGGAAACAAAACTTGTAGCATTGAGGAATTTAAATGAACTAATAGTTAAAGAAGAAGAAAGAAAAACCAACTTTAAACAAACTAAAAATGAAACCAAGCTTAAAGGAGATTTGGAAGAATAGAAAACAAATCATGGAAGGTATTACAAACTCTATTATAAGAGATGAGTTTGTTGAAGAAATAGCTGCAGAAAGATTGGCTATTTGTAATGCTTGTGAAAATAAAGATGAGGTAGGAGGAAGTTGTGCTCTTACTGGTTCTCAACCTTGTTGTAGTATTTGCGGTTGTGCATTTAAATTTAAAACAAGAGCATTATCATCAGAATGCCCTGTAGGAAAATGGTCTAATGTAATATCAGAAGAAGATGAAGACAAACTTGACACACTTAAATGAGGTTAGAAAAAATTTTAAAAAATACAGGATATGAGTATATATTTTAATGCAGAAGATCACAGTTATAAGAGTTTAGAAACTGAAGAAAGAATAGACTGGATTTCAGTAACTACTTTAATATCTCATTTTAAAAAACCTTTTGATGCAAAAAAGATTGCAGAAAAAGTTAGTAAAAATAAAAGATCTAAGTGGTTTGGAATTGAACCAGAAACTATTGTTAAAATATGGAATGATGAATCTGATAGAGCTGTAACACTAGGTACATATTATCACAATCAAAGAGAAGCTGATTTATGTAGTTTATCTTCATTAGAAGTTGATGGTGTTACAGTTCCTATTGTTCCTCCGGTTCCTGAAATTAATAATTTAAAATATGCACCGTCTCAAAAACTTGATCCAGGTGTGTATCCTGAGCACATGGTTTATCTTAAATCTGTAGGTATTTGTGGTCAGTCAGATTTAGTAGAAGTAGTAAATGGTAAAATAAATATCATAGATTATAAAACCAACAAAGAGATTAAAAAAGAATCTTTTGTAAATTGGGAAGGTGCTTCAGATAAAATGATGTTTCCAATAGATAGTTTAGATGACTGTAATTTTAATCATTATGCAATACAGCTAAGTGTGTATATGTATATGATTCTTAAACACAATCCTAAATTAAAACCGGGAAGTATGTTTATTCACCATGTTACATTTGAAGTAGAATCTGAGGATGAATATGGATACCCAGTAGTTAAAAGAGATCATACTGGAGAACCAGTAGTGAAAGAAGTTATTCCTATGGCTGTACCATATCTAATAGATGAGGTAACTGCTTTAATGCATTATGTAAAGGAGAATGGTATTAAAATTAAAAAGAAATGATAGTAAGATTATTTGATGTTCAAAATGGTGCTGTAATTCCAACTGAGCACTGCTATACTTTAAAAGCACTAAAAGATATCATGGGTAACTATCCAGATGATCATCTTAAAATTTATCAGTATCTCTTTTATATGACATGTCCAAACCCGGATATGAATCCTTTTTTTAATACCCCAGAGATTGATAAAGAAAGTATAATTTTAACTGAGATAGAGGCAGAGTTTTCTACAGAAGATGAAGACATAAGAATTGCTTTATTATTCTGTCAAAGAATGTATGAGACTCCAACATCTAGAGCATACAAAGGTATGTCATCTATGTTAGATAGATTAGCAAGATATATGGAGAATACACAGATTACCGCAGGAAGAGATGGTAACATAAACTCTCTTATTGCAGCTGCAAAAAACTTTGATCAGATTAGAGCATCATTTAAAGGAGTATATAAAGACTTACAAGATGAACAATCTAGCAAAGTAAGAGGAGGAATTGGATTGGGTTATGATCAATAATTATGAGAGAGATATATCAAGACATACCAACATGGGATAACGGTACATGGACTACTACTGACTTTAATTCTAGAGAAGAGTTTTATAATTTTTTAGTAAACAATGTTTTTAGAGAACCAGGTAAGTATGAGTTTAATGACACAACTACAAAGTTATTTACACAAGAGTCTGCTAAGTTTAATAAAGACAAAGTTTACTGTACTGCACCTTTTAAGTCTAAAGATTTTATTAAGTATTGGGATGATCAAAAAGCAAAATGCAGAAGAGGACTTTTAATTAAAGAAAATAGTAAGACTTGGTATATGACTAGAGATTACTACATGTGGTTAAATTTCTTACCTATCTTTAATAAAGAAATTCAAAAGTTTGGTTTTGCTGATATTAGGGATGCGCAGTATCATATGGCACTGTATGAAATACTAGCTGAACTAGATTACAAACATGTAGCAATTCTAAAGAAAAGACAGATAGCCTCTTCATATTATCATATGGGAAAGCTTATAAATCAACAATGGTTTGAAGAAGGGGTTACTCTAAAAATCGGTGCCAGTCTTAAAGACTACATAAATGAAAAAGGTTCTTGGAAGTTCTTACAAGAATATGCAGCCTTTCTCAATGAACACACTGCTTGGTATAGACCTATGTCACCAGATAAGGTTATGATGTGGCAACAGAAAATTGAGGTAAGAAGAGGTGATAGAAAAACAGAAGTTGGTCTCAAAGGTACAATACAAGGTATGTCATTTGAAAAAGATCCAACAAATGGTGTAGGGGGTCCGGT